TGGTAATCTACCTGAAAGGATGTGCTTCTATTCTTCAGCAATCAATAGGAGGCCAACGCCTATACGATCTTACGCCTTTCGGGGCGAGGATCGGTCGAACGCATAGTGGGCTTCCTAACATAATCCCTGCTCTTCATCGAGCGCGTATCAGAAGTGGTGACACTTGGACCATCCGATTCTGGATGACTCTCTTCGGCATATACCGAATTCTTGAGTTCCCAGGAAGGGTGAAACTAAGTACCATCACGGATGATACGAATATGAATCCTTCTTTAATACCCTTATTTAGTCAATTTGTGGTTAACCACTTTTGGCCAGTCGTTAAGTCGCGCTTCCATGTAAATGGGAGCGTAACAGACGCGCTCTGGTCAGAAGAGGGTGAAGGACCATTAGAGTTTATGAAAGGACTCCGGGCTAAACCATTCCTGATCTCCAAATCGGGACCAAGTATCGTGGGTGGAAATGTTCCGGGCGGAGCCCAGAACACCTCACCCGCGGCAATCCTAGCTTCAGCATACACGTGGTTACACAGTCCACTCTTCCCGGTTCTAAAGAACTGGGCGGAGATGACTGGTAATACGTGGGTCCTGAATCGGATTGAGTCTTGGGCCGAAAAGTTGTGGGTATGGGAGGATTCCCTTCCCCTATCCTCGGGCGGGCCGGGGTGCCCGTTCGAAGCAACTAATTGGCTTGGACGACTTGGTTTCAAGGAGGAGCCTGCAGGTAAAGTCCGGGTGTTTGCTATGGTAGACCCATGGACACAGTGGCTGATGAATGCCCTTCATAAGGCACTCTTCAAACTACTGGCCAGATTTCCGCAAGATGGTACATTCGATCAGTTAAAACCGATTGAAAATTTGTATACTTGGCAGGATTCTCACCGTTTGGTAAACGGAAAGAAACCTTCTTTGTACTCATTTGATCTCTCGGCGGCGACTGATCGAATCCCTATTGTCCTGCAGAAAATTCTACTTTCCCCAATACTAACGTCTTGGGGAGCAGAACTCTGGGCTGCTCTATTAGTTGGAAGGGAGTATTACTTACCAAAACGGATTAAGATCGGGAAAAGCCAGGAATGGCAGATCCTATCTGAAACCGGACGGGTTCGTTATACAACCGGACAACCAATGGGAGCTTTGTCCTCTTGGGCAATGCTAGCACTCGTCCACCATGCAATCGTTCAGTGGGCCGCTGTGACAGCGGGCGTTATTACTCCTGGTAAGGAGTGGTACGCTGGCTACGCCATCTTGGGAGATGACGTAGTCATAGCTGGGTCAGCAGTAGCGAAGCAATACGAGAAATTGATGAAACACGCCGACGTAGGAATTGGGGCTCATAAGAGCCTCATTTCCCGTACTGGTAAGGCAATAGAGTTCGCGAAACGAACATTCCTTGAAGGAGTGAACGTCTCAGGAGCTCCGTTCGCTGAGTTCGTGATATGCCGGCAATCTCTTGCTGGCTTACTCGAGCTCGTGCGTAAGTACTCATTAACCTTTGGACAGATGTTATCTGTTCTGGGTTATGGGTACCGTGCCAAGGCCAATGCGTCGAAACGGTTGATGTCAATTCCCAAACGATTGCGGAACTACATACTGGCCTTCTATGGTCCTGGTGGTCCTGCCTATACTGGCCTGCGGTCTTGGTTACCGATGAGATCGGCGACCTCGACGTACAGTACAGCGATGGATAGGGTTTCCGATCTCGTTACACGGTTCTTTGAGAGTGAGGTGAAACTCGCTCTCGAAGTCCTCGACGGGTGGGCTCCGCTTATAGCGGAGGCCAGACGCCTTGGAACAGTATATCGAGACAGGGAACACTATGGCACGGTCTCTAGGTCACGCGGACCCTTAAGAATTGCGAACTGGAATCCTGAGCCTCGTGAGTACACCATGTCGGTTGATGAGCAGATTGCTCGTCTTCCCTCAATGGACTCAGACCTCTGGCTACAAGCTGTAGCTAAGATCGAAGCTCAAGGACCAGTAACCGTAATAATTGAGGGCGATGTACCTCCTCACGAGACAATAGGAGCGGGTGAGAACCCACCTCTAGCGTCTCCTGTTGGCGGATACACGGAACCTCGACAAACATTAATACATCCAGGGATCGAAAGATCTACTCCACAATCCATTGTGGACTCACTGAACGAAACTGTTTATCGAGAAGCGTTCCTAGATACGGCCATAGACTACCGGAACCTGCGTACTGAATTAGAGGAACTTTCTTTACCCTCCCTTGACTGGGATGGTATCGAAAGCCTTTGGAGCAAACTTCGAGAGATCGAAACTGCTCTGGGGGCGCTACCTTTTCCGAAGAATCTTCACAAAAGAAGTACATCCGATGGACGTACGACTGATGGGAAGGCTCTCAAGAGATGGTACCGACACTCTAAGCTCTTTAGGGCGACTGTTACCCGATCTAGTGAAGGAACCTAGATTACCTGTCCGATCCCTAACCAAGATTGGTCAGGGACTCGTGTCTTGAGCTCGGCCTGGAAGGTGAGCTGAAGAAAAGGAATTGAGTCTCAAATGAGACGATAGATCACCTACTTCAGTTTATTGAAACAGATAATCAAATCGCCTTGAGAAATCAAGGAAAAGACGCCGAATCGGTACTCCGTACCGAATACGAGTCATCCTTATCTTGAGCTCGGCCTTGAAGGCCGTGTCGAGAACAGGGATTGAGAGTAATCACTTTGTCGGTTTCAAACCGTTAAAGTAGGTACCTCCGCTGAATTCACCAAAGTGGGTCCGGTAGATTCAACCTAAACCGAAAGGAATAGGTGTAGAATCTCTGAGGGTCACTGCCTTAGTTAAGCAGTGACTTGGTGGCAGACGGCATTATGCCACCTGCAGTCACAGATGATGAATCTGTGATCACTCCTGAACCCTCGTAATAGAGAGTATCAAGAGGGACACCAGGAGCAACCTCGGAGATGACCCCTACCGGAGACATCCTTTGGAGTCTTACCAGATTCTGGGCCAGATGGATCCAACTAGAATCGAAAGAGACTAGTGTAGATCTTTTAGAGGGGGTTAGTTTAAAAACCTAATCCCTTGGTGGCAGACGGCATTATGCCACCTGCAGTCTTGGATGGTGAATCCAAGATCACTCCTGAACCCTCGTAATAGAGAGTATCAAGAGGGACACCAGGAGACCTCTAAAGGAGACCCCCATCTGGGACAGCAGGTCTGGAGAGCACGGAGGTAACCGCTATTGCGGTCCGCCTTTGTGAGACTCAACAGATCACCTACTCGGCACTGCCGAAGTAGGATAATCAAATCGCTACATGAAAATGTAGAAGAGACGCCGAATCGGTTCCTCGAACCGAATAGGGACTAATCTAGAATTCCTGCGGATTGATAGGGACCCCTCCCTATCAGTTGAGTGTGTCGGGTGTTAAGTCGCAAGACCACGCACCTTAGGTTTTACGGTCTCGGAAACGAGATCGTACTTCTGATAGTGACACATTCAGCATACTGCCGAGAGGTCAGTTATCCGTTCTACACTAGATGGTTTCTCCGTCAAACCTGGGACCAGCGAAAGCTGGCAACCTCAGGTCAACATTTTCGAAACGCATTCTGAGCGTAGCACGGGTCGGAAGTAGGACCTACTGTACTACCAGTAGGTCTGGGGGCCGATCCGTGGGGGCCTAGGAGAG